CCCGCGCTCGCGGGGATGAACCGATTCGGAGCGGTCGCGGATGCTGTAGATGTCCTCGATGTCCATGATCGTCGTCAGGTAGTCGCCGTTGTGCAGCTTCACGACCACGTACGCACCGACGATCTCGCCGCGGTTCTTCCCGAACGGCTCGAACTCGTGCACGGGCTGCTTGTCCATGCCCACGCGGCGGAACGCGTCGTTCTCGCGCACCAGTTCGGCCTGGCCCCACAGGATCGAGCCCGAGGCGACGGCGATGTCCAACAGGCCGATGTAGCTGATGTCCAGGCAGATCTTCCCGCCGCGCGGCACCAGGTAGGCCTGCTTGCGCGCCGGGTTCAGGCTGATGCCGATGGCGGCGATGTTGGTCACGGCCGCGATCAGCGACGGCTTTGCGCCCATCGCGACCTTCATCGTGTAGTCGTTGTTCTGCAGGATCTGGATCGCGAATCCGGACTCCCGCTCGAAATTGATGCTGCGGTCAACCAGGACGCGCGAGAAGTCGTCGCGCGCCTCCTGAATGGCGCCGGTGACGATGGCGAGGGCGTTGCTCATTTCAGAATCCTTTGAAGAAGGTGCGCACGGCGCGCGTGATTGCCTTGCGCGGCCGGAAGCCGGCGCGCAGAGACAGCAGATACTGGTTGCGGATGTGGCGGATCATGTTTTCCTCGTGGGTTACCAGGTGCGGATTTCATTCTGGCGCGCGGCCAGCACGACGGCGTGCACGCGCATGTACTTTTCCATTTCGACCAGGTCGGTGCGCAGCCTGTGATAGTGGTCGGCGTGCGCTTCGGCCTCGGCCACCTGCAGCTCGTTCCACCACAGCGCGACCGGCTTGATCAGCTTGCGCACCAGGCGGCGGGCGATGCGGGCGGCGGTCATTGCGGGCCGTCCAGGTGATAGGCACCGTGCGCATCTTCGTGCTGCGCTGCTGCGAGCAGATCGGACCCGATGACGACCGGGGATTTCGATGGGCGATATGCGGTGATGTCTCGGTCGGCTGATGCAAGGAAGTGGCCCCACGAATAGTGGCCAGCAACCACGCCCATTTCGATTTGTCCACATGCGCGCGAGATGTCTACGATGGCATCGTGATCGACCGGGCAAGCGCCGCCACGCCATACGATCCAGCCGCCCGGGCCCGGCTCCAGTTCGACGCGTCGAATGGCTTCACGCAGATCGTCCATCACCTTCTCGGTCGATTCGAAGCATGCATTTACGTCGGTGTAGTTGCACAGTACGGCGCGGGCCGCGCGTAGCAGTTCATCGCGTGGTGCAAGCTGCGTGATGTCAATCACGGCGTGGTTATTACTCATCGCTGCTGCTCCTGTTCTGGCCGGCGCCGCCGGCGGTTGTTGTTGGTCCCGGCCTTTCACCGGGCGGCGAGCTCTGTCCGCGCTCGTCGCGGGCCTGTGCGCCGTCCAGGCTGGCGTCCTGCTGCATGGCTTTGCCTTTACGCGGAACTGTGCTGCTCCATGCTTCCCCGCGTGTGGTGGCCGGTGCTGATCTCCGGCTTTGTTGTTGGACGGGCCCCAACTCCGCCCTCTCGCGCACGGATTCGCACCGTGTTTCCTCCCGTCTGCCGGGCGTGCTGCTGGCTACACCTTCACGAGTCGCGCATCAGCCTGCGCATTCACCACAAGGCAGCGTCCCGTTACGGGTTGCCGACCTACTCGCCCCAGGCTCAGGGGCTGCAACCCCGTCGCTTCATGCTTTCGGTCTTCGAGGTAGTGCCGTACTGATGCCTGGGTATCCCTTGCAATGGGGACTGGCTTGCAGGCCGGTGTCTATCCATCGCTCACCCGGGGGGCATCCATCAGCCGAGGCGCTGCCTTGTGGTCACCGGTTGCGCCGGTGAGGCGTCCTGCTACGCGCCGCTGCGCGCCACTTCGACCGCGCCGGCGGCCTTGCCGTGCTGGTAGATCAGCCAGAGATCGATGAGACCCGCGCTCGGCGCGTTCCTGCGCGCCCAGGCTTCGACGCGCATGCGCTCGTCGGCCACGTGGCAGTGCCCGCAGTCGGGGAATCCGGCGATCGATTTCGTCAGGCTGCCGGTGTCGTGGCAGAAATCGCACGTCATGCCAGCCTCCCGTGGTTCCACAGCCAGCGCTCGGCGCGTGCGACCAGCGATTCATCTGCGCGGTACCGCTCCTCTTCGGCCAGATCGGCCTGGGCCAGCGGCAGAACGTACGCGTAGATGGCGTAATTCACGACCTCGGTGATGCGCGTGCCGACGAGCCACGACTTACCGATGACGGCCGCGCGCACCAGCGCCTCGGCTTCGTCCTGGTCACAGTTCAGGCTGCGGTCGCCATCCTGCTCACCGGTCTTCTCGGCCACGGCGCGCACGGTGGACATGCGGCGAAGCATGATTTCGTTTTCGACTGCTGCGATGCGCGCGTCGATCAGCTTCTGCAGCTTCAGTTCGCGCGCCTCGGCGTCTTGGGGGAAGCGGTCCATGGTCAGGCCTCCGCTGCGGCAAGGGCGGCGCGGGCCTGGCGCAGTTCCGGCTGTATGACGGCAAGCCCGTTCAGCTCGCGATCCATGACGGAGATGCAGTCCTTCAGCGCGGTCACCAACTGGTCGCGCACGCCGCTCTGGTCACGCTCGGCAAGCATGGCGTTGGCTTGGCTATACGCCCATTTCGCGATCGTGGCATCCGACGTATGCCCATCGACCTTCCCGGCCGAGTAGAGTCCGACCATAGCTTGAGCCGCGAAATAATCGCGAAGGCGCATGCCCGGGACGCGCTGCAGCCGCGTCTTGTCGCTGTTCGGGCGCTTGAACTTGTGGACCTCGGGCAGCACTGGGCCGCCGTCGTTTGTGCTGGACATCGTTCTCTCCATCCGCCCTGCTGGGCTTGGTTGCGATGGAGCTATAGTAAAGCCAACTTGATTTTGAAGTCAAGCTACCTTTGGAAAATTTTTAAACCTAGCTTTAGTGTCGGGGGGGCTTCGGGTAGACTGTTGCTGCTCAAGCACTCGGGCGCGCCGGCCTGGCGTTAGGTCGCAAAAAAGCCCGCTCGCGGCGGGCTCGATTGGAAGCGGTAAGGTAATTTACTACTGCGAAATGCAGGATGTTTGATTGCCGCTAGTTGTGCATTTTGTCTGTGTTGGCAGACTAACAGGAGGCAGGCGGGTTGAGTTCATCAGTTGCAGCATCATTAATTCTGCTTGTATTTTTCGATCCAAAATTTTTTGACTTACATCAAAAACACATTTGTTGTAATCTGACGACCGCGCAGCATATCCGAAACTCAAACAATTCTTTTGCGCGGATATATTTATGAAGTATCGCTCTGCATCGTTGAATAGTTCAGCGTCACCAGCAATATATCTATCAGCAAGAGCCACATACTGATTGGCGTCGCCGCGTTCCATCTTAGATGCTTCGAGATGAAGCATCATGAATAATTCCGCCTCCGCCGGCCGATTGTTTCTTTTGGCGATTTCTGCCATCTTGAACCAAAATTCAGGCAGCGGAACCGTAATTTTATTACCATCCCAAGTGACATTCCCATAAGCATCAATCTCCTTTTGATATTTATCAAGAGGAGTTGTATGGGCGCACCCATATAGAAATATTGACAGCGTGAATGCAGTGATAATGGATTTCATATCAGTTCCATTACGGCGAATAGCGCGCCGTAGCGTCTTAAAGCCTTCCGGTCAAAACGCGCGTCGGCTGAATAACCACGCGCCCCACAATACTGCATTGCCCACTTTTTACGTTGACAGGGCCATGATCAGAATGCAGAGAATGTAAAAGCCATTGGCCGCCGCGATAAATCAACTGCTTAATGCACGATTCGCCATCGAAATTCACTGCATATATCTCACGACTAATCGGCTTCGTATCGGATTTGTCGATGATGACGACGTCATCCTCGAACAACATGGGCTCCATGCTTACGCCACGCACACGGACAGCCAGCAGATTTTTCGGATCCAGGCCCAGGGCTGTCACGATCTCGCGCGGAACCAGCTCGTGACCATCGCCATTCATGTCTGGCTCAGTATCAAACTGGGCCACGCCAGCACGTAACCGGAGCCTCACGCGCGGGATCGCGATGGCATCGCCGTCACCCGCCCGCACCGGCCGCGCACCTTCTGGGTCGCGATCAGCTTCGATGAATGGCGAAGCGTCGCCGGAAGATGATCTCCCCACCCCAGAAGCCGCACCCTCGCCAGTCTCCAGCCAGAGTGGATCCACCTTCAAGTAGTTCGCCAATGCGCGTGCATTCGGAGCATCAATCCCGTTGTCACCCTTGAGCCAGAGTCCGACAGCTGTGTCGGACACTCCGGCCACGCGGGCCAACTCGGCTTTTGTGACGCGCTTGCCATCTCGGCGTTTTTGCTCCTCCTGCATGGCCCAGAGGAGTCTTTCTGACAATAAATTCATAAAGGTAGCTTAACAAACGTATCTTCAAGCTGGCTTGACTTTTTTCCGAAGGCACCTTACGATGAAACTAAAGTCAACTTGAGAGCGAAAATGAACGCGACTGAAATCATCCGACGCCTCGGCGGCCCCGCAAAAGTGGCTGTCCTGTTCGAAATATCGACGCAGGCCGTCTCGCAGTGGCAGGACAACGGCATCCCGAAGGCTCGGCTCCAATACTTGCGTCTCGCACGTCCTGATCTGTTCGAGC